AAATGATCAAGCCCTGACGAACGGGGTTCGGGACTTGCTCCCGCCAGAGGATCACGCGCTCCTTGCGGTCATAGACCTCGGCGTAGTTCAGGTTCGTGCCGGGAAGATCACCTATGCGACCGCTCTTGCCGTGCGGGCGTGCGGTGATCGCGAAGGGGTCGCCAGTCAAGACATCAGAATAGTAAATGGCAGGCTGCCCCATGAACTCATGGAGAGCCTGCCGTGCAGCTTCCTTGATCTCTCGGAAGCTCATGGTGCGTCAGACTAGGCTCTGACCGTCGCCGTCGCCACCAGCGGTGGTGTCCGCCCCCGTTCCGGCTTCCGCGCCCTGAGCCGCAGCAGCCTTCTTCGTATCGGTGGGCTTGTCGGTGGCGGCGGCTTTCTTGGCCTCAGCGGCCTTCTTGGCCTTCGGCGGTTCCAGATCGCGGGCTTCCGAGTCGGTCGCAAGGCGGGCCGCGCCGTTCTTCAGGAAGAAGTCGTGGTCCTCTTCCGACAGAGCGTGGAAAGCTTCGCCGACCTTGACGACGATTTCCTTCGGCGGTTTCGCCGGGGTGTCGCGGGTGCCAGCAACGCCGGGTTCGGCGGTCATGTGGATTTCGTGGAGAGCGAAGAGGGGCTTCATGGCCAGTGTCCTTACTACGGGTTGGGGTTACGATTCAGAGGGTTCGGCAGTAGAAACTTCGAGGGCGGAAACTCGGTTCCCGCCCTCGATCAAGCCGCCAGCTTAGGCGACGACGCGACCCCGGAACGTGCAGTTCGGGTTCACCGGGATGGTCAGGGGTGCCGACTGGCTCATGATGAAACGAGCCGAGGGGTCTTCCTGATCCCACATCTTCGTGAAGATGTCGGCGACTTCGAGGTTGTTCGCCGAGTCGAGGATCGCACCGTAGGCTTTGATGCCATCCACTGCCCGGGAAGCCACCACCACGTCACGGGGGTCCATGATGTCGGTGAAGGTGCCGTCGTTGTTCTGGAACTTCGACGCAGGACCAGCGTAGCGCCACACGTCCAGACCGTTCGACAGGCGGCCCAGCCACGTGAAGGGGTTCAGCGGATCGGTGCGGATGATGCCCCGGCTGATCGCCACATCTTCCGAACCCCGGAAGTTGGTGTCGAGCTTGCCGTAGATCGAGCCGCCGGGGGTCGAAGCATCCGCCATGAACGGAACGGCAGCGGCCGAACCGAGGATGACATCCGTCGCGGAACCGCCGAACTCGGCATTGGCGATCAGATCGACCCAACCTTGGATGCCGTTGAAGATGTTCACACCCACGTCGCCCCAACGGCTGCCTGCGCCGAGAATGACGGTGTGGCCCGGATCGCGGCCGAAGTCGATGACCGGAGCAACGCCATTGCCGTAGTTGATCGTCAGCGCCCCGTTCAAGATCGCACGAGCGGCCATGAAGTCCCACAGGCGCATGATCGAGTTCCGGTGGAACGTGACGATGCGGTTGACCTCGCGGTTGTAGCGGGCCTGCGGCGACATCAGCGACTCGCGCTTCACGATCTCGCCCGGGCTCAGGGCGATGAACTCGCTGGGGCGCACAGCGTCCTTCGGCTTGGTGTAGGCCGGTTTGAAGGACTCGATCCGTTCGCCCTCGCGACGGTAGATCGGCTTGCCGGGTTCGTTCGGCAGCATGAAGGGGGCGATCTTGCGCGAAGCGTTCAGCTTCGAGAAGGCGATCTCTTCCTGCGTAGAAACGAAGGTGTTCGGGAAGAACATGGTGAGCCAGTGGCTCGTGGTCACCGTCTGGCGCGGGTCTTCACGGACCATTGCCAGTTGGTAGGGGGTGTAGATGTCGAGCGTCATGACGTTTCTCTCCTGTTTCCGTTCCGATCAGACTGCCGTCATGGTCTCGGGTTTGCGAAGGATGATGCTCGTGGGGCTGGGGGCACCCTCGAACGCGAGCCGCTTCTGCTCGTCGGTGCCGTAGCTGGCATCGAAAACGAGCAGATCGGGGTTGAACACGCCCTGCCGCATCACACCGATCATCTGGCCGAGCGTGGTCGGGCCGGACGGGGCATAGGTGATGTAGCCGATGGCCTGCGTGGTGCCGCGCACAGCCGGGATCAGGTTCCCCGAGCCGTTGACGCCGACCACTTGGCGAGCGACGAAAGTCTGGGCTGCGGCTGCGGGAAGCAGCATCCACGACTGCGCCGGAGCGTCGCCCGTGACGAGAGCGGCTTCCTGCGCGTTGAGCACGTCGGACGATTGCCCGGCAACGCCTGCCAGAAGATCGCCTTTGACCGGGTTGATGGTCGCCATGTTTCAGTTCCTTCTTGGTGACGACGGGATCAGTTGCGAACCGTCTGGGGTTTCATGCCGATGGACCCGAAGAAGGAGTCCGCGAAGTTGGCTTCTTCCTTGCCGCCAGCGCCGTCATCGGAAGCGCCGACGGTCGGGTTGCCTGACTGCTCCATAGTGGTTTCGAACGGGGTCTTGGCCTTGGGAGCTTGCTCCTTCGGTGCCTCGGCCTTTTCGTCCGGCATGTCCGCCAGCATGGCGATGACATCCTCGGCGCTGTCGCTGGACTTCAGCGCGAGCGAGAGGGCTGCCTTCGGCTTGGCTTTGGCCGCGTCGCTGCCCAGAATGGTCGTGATCCGGGTCTGGGTGGCCTTGGCCCCCTCTTTCACCCCCTCGGCCTTGGCCGTGGCAGTGGCGGACGCGACGGCTGCGTCCATCTGTTCTTGCGTGAACTGAGTCATCGTCTCGTCCTCGGTTGCTGCGGCCACTTCGTTCGTGAAGATGACCATTTCCTCATCAAGTGCCCCAACTCGATCCGCGAAGCCTTTCGCCAACGAGTCCTGAGCGTCGAAAGTAAGAGCCTCGGTGGCCCTCACGTCGTCCTCTTCCACACCACGGTTGCGAGACACCGAAGAGGTGAACACACCGTAGATGCGGTCGATTCTCTCTTGCATACGGGCTTTCACCGAATCAGGCAACGCCTCGTAGGGATTTCCGTCAACCTTGTGCGCCCCGGCAAACACGAAGGTCACCTTGATGCCCTCGTTCGCGAGGGCTTCGCTGTAGTCCACGTGGGCCGTCACGACGCCAACAGACCCCGTGCCGCCTGACCGTGTGACCACGATCTCCTGCGCCGAAGACGCCAGTGCGTAGGCGGCCGAATAAGCGTGATCCGCAGCAAAAGCCCGGATCGGTTTCTGATCCCGTGCCGCGAAAATCTTGTCCGCCAATTCGAAGCAACCAGCCACCTCGCCGCCCGGACTGTCAACGACCAAAGCGATGGCCCGGACGTTCCCGTCTGACAAGCCCCGAGCCATCGCCTTCTCGATATACTGGTAGCCCGTAGCCCAGCGACCGAAGGCGTAGCTGAAGCGGTTCAGAAGAACACCTTGGACAGGGATTTGAAGGATGCCATTCGTGACAGTGTAAGGCCGGTAGGGGTGATCGTTCCCGTTCTCACCCCAGAAGTTCTCAGCCTGCACCGAAGCGTGCTCGTCAAGCATGTCCTTGGCGACCGGGTTGGCTGCAAGGTATCCAAGCGCGGAACTGAGAAGATCAACCCGGGTAGGGTCGATCAGCAACGGGTTGGCCGTGACGGCTTCCGCAAGGGGGTGCTTATTCGGCATTGGATGTCTGCCCGTCCGTTCCGTCGCTCTGATCTTCTCGCGTCGTTCCGCTTGCCGCGTTGACGCTGTTGTCCTCGAAGAGGGTGATCTTGCGATCTTTGCGCTCTTTCGCTTCACGTTCAAGCTGAGAATAGACCTGACGCCAATCTTTACCCATTCGGGACAGTTCGTCCTCATGCGTGGACAGGCCATATTTGATCCGGAGAACCGCAGCCTGCGTCTCCTTCAATTCGTCGATCTGACCGCGAGCCGCGCCGATCCACACGCAACTTGCCAGTGCGTCGAACATCAGGTTGAGGTAGCCGTCTGAGTAGAGCATCGCAGCTTCCGACGCAGGGAAGCTTTCCAGCTTGTCCTGATTGATCGCTTCTTCCAGCCAGAGCCGGTAGATCGAAGATGCGAAAGTGTCCGCGACGATACGCTTGCGGCTCTGCATGAACCGATACGTCGTGGCCATCGCAGCCCGGGCAGACGAGTAGTTCGTCTTCGAATAGTCGCGGGCCAGTTCTTCATAGCTGACGTTCAGCGAGGCCGCGATATACCGGAGCAAGGACTGCTCGAACTCCTGACCGACTCCCGCTGGATCGGCAGCGTGCTGAAAGTTCAGCTTCGTGCCGGGATAGAGGTGCGGAATCTTCACGCCGTCGATCAGCATGTTCTTAGACGCCCCGGTGTATTCCGACAGAGCCGCCAAGAATTGCGTCGCATACTGCGTTGTGGCAGCCCCAGCCCCGCCGGTCATCCCAAGCTGCTCATAGACCGCTTGCGGGGGAAGCTCGGATTCGATGGTTGCCGCGTAGGTCGCAGCCAGAACTGCCTTCTGTAGGGTCACGTCCCGGAACTTCTTGGTGATGGCGATCTCTTTCAAACCGGCCACGATGTCCGCGATGGCCCGGGTCTGGTCAACGCGCATCTGCTCGCGAATGTAGATCACCTGCTGGCGGCCCCAAGGCTTGTAGATCGGAACTTCCTTCCACCAGTATTCCGGAACGGCGGTGTGGTAGTCGTTGGGGTGACGCACGCGGATGAAAGCCGATTGAGGGGCACCGTAGCGGTCGAGCTTCAGGCCGCCGCGAATCGTGGAGTCGTAGGCCATCGTGGTCGGGGTGCTGAGGCGATCCGTGTCAACCATCTGGATGGCTGTTCGGAACTCTCTCCCCGCTTGCCGGACATACTCGGCCGTTGCGAGAGTTTCCCCGGTGAACGTGTAGACGCCCACCGCCAGTCGAACGAGACTCGTCAGGTCGTTCTGCCTCGAAGCGTCAACCCACTTCATCGGGCTCTCAGCCCAGAGAGTGAACTTAGCTTCCACTTCCTGCTGAAACTGCTCAGCCCACTCTTCGGTCTTGCCGAGAACATTCCACGAAGGTTTGGCGTTCAGCATGTAGAACGCGCCGACGATGCCGTCCTTGTGCAGGGTCGCCCCGCCCTGAACATATGCGTCGTTCCGGCCCATGTCCCGCGACCGGGCGTCGAGCAAGCCCTTGTCCGGCATGATCTCCGCGTCTGCGGACTGTAGCGGGGGATACCAACCGGCAATCTGCTTGTCGAAGCGGGCCGCACCATCGTAGGCCCCACCCAAGGCGAGGGTCCGGGTCGGCTGGCCCACCAGCGCGTCGATTTCTCGTTCTTCGCGACCGGAGATAGGGTCCATCACAGCATCCAAGCGTTGAGGGGTCCGACGATCCCCGTGGGCAGGCCGAGTTGGCCCTTCAATACCACGATGTATGCCCGCAGACGGTCTGCGTTGGCAACCGAAAACTCAACGCGCTCTCCGTTCTGATCGACGAAGATACGTGCCTGAGCCCCTGTCCGGAGCTTGTGATAGGCGTCCTCGGCATCGCGCAGGCGTCCTGACAAGGTGGCCTTCTGTTCGTCGGTAAGGGCTGTCATCCGAGAGACTCCGCAAGTTTGGCGAGAACGGAAAGACCGTCATCCGACGATTTCTTCGCCTCAAAGGGTTTGGCCGAAACGGCCGGGTTGAACACCAGATCGTTGTGATCCCAATCACAAGCCCAAGATGGCGGGTCCGCCATGTTCATGTGATCGAGGGCGATCATCGGGGTAAGGGTAGTCGCCATGCAGTATGCGAGCAAGTCCCAGCTTTCGTTCCGGAACCTCTTGGGGTTTATCCAGCCCTTCTTGGGGTCTTTTACCTCAACAGTCAATTCGATGAAGAAATTCGTGTCGATCCAGTGCGGGAAACAGAACCGACCGCCGGGCTCCTTACGATCAAGCCTGTGATCCACCATATCCTTCAAGGTGTTCGTGTTGATCAAGAGAACCGGAACCTCTCCGCGAGCCCCCGCCATGCGGTCTTTCCGCTGGCTATCGGGATAGGAAATGTTGATCCTCGGGGCGTTCTGCGTAGACGCGCCTTTCAACAGCAGGAAGCGACCCGCCAGTTCCGGTGCCCACTTATACTCGCCTTCGTCCTCGGACTCCAAAACCTCTTCGTCGTCTTCGGCTTCAACCGTGCCGCGACGAAGCCACCGAACGAAGTCGTAGGCGTTGGACGTGACGCCTTCCTTACCGCCGGAATCGCATACTGTAAACCGCACGGCCATCTCACGACCGGAGCCGTCAGAAAGGGGATAGGTCTTCAACATGACCTCTTCCGCTATCAGCTTCCAGTCCTCGTGATATGTGCCGGGGCTCACCCACTTCCTCTCGCCATCTTCATCGCGGCGCTTCGATTTCTTGATCTCGAACCTGTCGATCACGTAGATGTCGCGGTTGTGAGCTATGCCATGAATCTGAACCACAAAGCGGTTCTTCTGCACGTCGATGCAGGCAATCAGGAAACGCACAGGAGCCGGAACCACGCGCAGGCCGAAGTCAAAGGCCCGAGCTTGGATCGTTTCCGGGGCGCGGTCGCTCTGGGCACTCTTGGGCACGTATGCCTCGCCCTGATCGGTGTTCACCGTCGTCTTCAGGGCTTCCTCGGAGCCTGAAGACACATACTCGTCTTCAGCATTCAGGTAGTTGAAAACGAGGGTCTTCCAATCGGAAAAAGCGGCAGCCACTCCCTTCAGCCAGAACGACGCGATGCTCGAACGGATCGGCGTTCCGCTCATTCCTTCCGGGAGCCAAACCATACCATCCTTCACCCACCGGCCGGACTGGTTCATCTCGTGCTTGCCCGGAAGGCCGTCGATAGGGTCGTGGCCGTAGTCGGTGTTGCAGTGCGGACACCGAAGGGTGGCCATCTCAGCAGCTTCCATGCGGTCTGCCGAGTCCGGGTAATTCAAAAGCTCGAAGCTGGGTTCAAAGGTTCCATAGCAAGATACGCACCGCCACTGCCAGCGCCGCCGGTCACCCCGGTTGTAGAGGGCCAAGATGCCCCGCGTCGGCGGCGCTTCGTGAGCACTTCGGCGAACCCACTTCGGATTGTCCACGATGAAGCCCGGAGAAGACTCGGCTGCACACATGCCGAAGCTCCGGAAGGTCGTAGCCCGTTTACGTGCAAGGTCAAAAGCTGCCCCTTCGCCGTCGATGTCTGGTGGCATACGGTCATAGTCCGTCAGCCAAAGCCTCGGGATGGGTTTGCCCGAAAGCTCGTTGATCGCGGGCCACGCCATCGTCAGAAGCATCCCGTTTCGGTAGTGCTTGTCGAACGTGTTGTCGCCTTGCTTCCCGCCTGCGAGCTTCGACCCTATGGCCGGACTGTGCCTATGGAGACGGTCAACTCGGCGCATGGAGAAGTCCCGTGCAGTAGGTCCAGACGTTTGGACGACCATCATGTCCGCAGGGTCACAAACGGCGCTATAGATCAGCCAGTTCAGCACCATGTCCGTATTATGAGTCGGAACCATCGACTTTCCGGCGAGAAAGAGGTGGTCGTCAGCATCGACCATAATGCACTGCGTTGGGACACTCTCGACCTCAACAATTGCGACAATGCTGCGCTCGAAAAACTGACTCGGCCTTGCCCTCTTGGCAGAAGATGCTGCCCCGATCTTTCGAGGGAGCCCAAAGACCTCGCTGGGTTCGAGACACGAAAATGCCACGCGAAAACTTTCGCTGTAGTTCTTTCCCTTGGGCGGAGGCTTAGTCGAGAGACGTGGTTTGAAACCAAGCGACCTTGCCAGTTCCGCAAACCCTTCAGCAATACCAAGGCGGGTTTGATAGAACTCCACGCGACGTGCCCCAGAGGCCGCCCCGTCAGAATCCATCAAACCCCTCATAAATTCTCGTCTCTGCTCAATACTAGCACGAAGATACTCCTTCGGTATCGTATGAGCCGAAAGCCAGCCATTTCGACGAAGAACCGAGACCAGCTTCTCGCCGGAAGGAAGGACTATCCGTAGTGCGTCGCATCGAAGACCCTGCGGGTCTTGGTAGACCGATACCCTGCAACCACGAGATTCGAGATTTGCGATAATGGCCCTCTTGTCAAGATTTCCGACAGCAATAAAACCATTGGATTTGGAGCCATCTCCTAGCCAAAGCCCCATGACATAGGGGTCAACGTCGAGTTTCTTAGGCTCAAACCGGGCGGGCTCCGCATTCCTGACCCTGAACCTGCTACGCGAACGGGTTGTGGTGCCCAAGTCCACCATACCCTGTGTCGTTATGATCTTGGTGTTCTCCGCCAGAACGTCCCTTACCGCCCATAGGTGATCGGCGTCCGCTACAATCGACTCGCCGTCATCAAACTCGACGCGGTAGCACTTGTGACCGATGAAGATTTCGCTCACTGAGACTACCTCGACTGTGGAACCGGAAGAGCCCAAAATGAGGTCTCCCGGTAGAAGTGACCCCATCTTCGTCCAACCGAACGGCGTCGGAATGGG